ATAGAACCCGATAAAAATCATCCGTCGGATCATAATCGTCAAAATATGGCGATACATTTAAATTGGTTTGCTGTGGCATGATTTTTTTAGAACTGCAATACTATTTTGATATCTTCTTTTTGGTTTGTTGACCGAGTAATAGCTGGTCTATTATCAACGTAAATAATATTTCCTGAGTATTTTTTAACTTCAGGATTAGCAATACCTTCAGTAAAACTCTGTCCAAGATAATATGTTCTATTATTTAGAACCGTAGAGAGACCTGTAAACCCAGTATCTATCTGCAAAGTTGATCCAGATGAAGGGGTAATTGCTACACCACCACCAGTACCAGGAGATGCAGTAAATGCATTTAAATTAAATCCATACTGGGGTTCCGTTATTGCTGCTCCAACAGTGTTAAATCCAGCAACAGTTCTATCTTGCCAATACTTTAATACACCTGTAGTTTGATCATAATTAACAACTCTTCCAACTGCAGTTGATCCAGTAGCAATTGTCTGAGTAACATAAGAATCAGCAGTAAATGTAGCAGAACTATATCCTGTTCCAGTTAATCTTAACGCACCAAGAGCACTTGCTTTATCAGCACTCATAAGAGATGTTGAATCAAACTGTTGAGGATTACATACAACACCTACTCGTGCAATATCATTACCTGTTACAAAATCTGGATTTTCATTATCATTTTCAATTCTGGAATATAAAAGAACGTTATAAGCACCAAGTTCTCTATAGATGTTAGAACCATGACCACCCTGTGGAGGAATAATAACATCAAATAAAGGTCTAGTGCTTCCAGTAGGAACTGAACCTGCTTTCAAATCAACATTTCCATAAGTATATCCAGATCCTTGTTTAGAAACAACTATAGTATCAACCTGTTGATCA